TATCCAAATGCTTAAAGGGGAGTATGAGCAACAGTTAGACTTGGCACTCTCAGAAGACAGAGAGAAAGCAAGTAATCGGTTTGTTCCACGGATTATGCACGTTTAGTTATGTCAGTTAAATACTCGTCAGGTAAGTGGAGTCATGCGTTTTGCGATAGGTGCTCTCAAAGGTTTCAGTTAAAAGACCTAAAGAAATTAACGATTAAGACTAAAGTAACCAATATTTTAGTCTGCCCTTCGTGTTGGGACCCTGACCACCCACAGTTACTTCTTGGGCTTTACCCTGTGTATGACCCGCAGGCATTGCGTAACCCGCGCCCTGATACAAGTTATTATCAATCGGGCTTAAATACGTTACAATACCCAGAAGACGGAAGTCGTGTATTTCAATGGGGTTGGGCACCAGTTGGGGGCGCTTCACAGTTTGATGCAGTACTTACACCTAATTACCTTGTTGCCATCGCGTCTGTTGGCACTGTTACAATCACAACTTAGAGAACTACCATGACAGGCAAAATTAAAACAGAACCTACTCCTAAAGTAGCAGGCTATCCACAGACAGGCATTAAAACGTCTGGTGTTAAAACTCGTGGAAACGGCGCTGCAACGAAAGGCAAAACAGCTCGCGGACCAATGGCATAACTATGACGTACGATGAATTGTGTACATCTATTCAAGATTATGTGGAGAATACGTTTTCCACAACGCAGATTGATGTCTTTATTAAAGAGGCTGAACAACGCATATACAATTCAATTCAGCTACCAGATTTACGCAAAAACGTCACGGGTATAGTTACCCTGCACAATAAGTACTTACAATGCCCGAATGATTTTTTGTCAGCGTATTCTATTGCGGTTATTGACCCTACATCCGGTGAGTACACCTACCTTTTAAATAAAGACGTTAACTTCATTCGCGAAGCTTACCCAAGTCCAACAAGTTATGGGACGCCTAAGTATTATGCTATCTTTGGACCGCAGTCTAATGATATAAACGAATTGACGTTTATCTTAGGGCCTACACCTGATGTGCAGTATGAAACAGAGCTTCACTACTTCTACTACCCGCCATCTATTACAAGTGAAGAGTCTGGCGGTATGACGTGGCTTGGCGATAACTTTGATTCTGCGTTGCTGTATGGCTCTATATTAGAAGCATACGTTTTTCTCAAGGGTGACGATTCAATAATGACTCAATACCGTCAAAGATATGAAGAAGCAATGAATTTATTGAACACTCTTGCGACAGGTAAAGATAGGGGAGACGCTTATAGAAATGGTCAAGCTAGGATACCGGTAAGATAATGCAATCAACTAGAAAAGAAGCCTTGTTAGTAGGCGATACCCATTATAATACTGGTAAGCCTTGTAAAAAAGGGCATATTAGTATTAGGCTCACTAATTCTGGAGCGTGTAAAGAATGTGCAAACCATAGGCAAAAAACTGTTAGAAAAAACTCATGTAAAAAACAATTACCTTTATTGAGTGAGATGGTTACGTCTAAAAAAGATGCGCTTTTAAAAGGGGATTCTCAGTACTACACTGGTACTCCTTGTAAACATGGACATATTTCCCCTAGACGGGCTAACACTGGAGAATGCATGGAGTGTAGAAAAACTCATTTACAAGGATGGTATAAAAGTAACCCAGAAAAAATACAAGAGTATTCAATTAAATACGCGGATAAAGCCTCAGAAAGATATTATAAAACTATAGACCATGCTAAAGCAGTTAGAAGTGCCTATAGACGAGCTAATAAAGACTTGGTAAATGCGAAAACAGTAAAATATCAAACAGCTAAGAAAAATCGATTACCTAAGTGGGTCGATGCAAATGAATTGTGGATGATGAAAGAAGCATACGATTTGGCAGATATGAGGTCTAAACTATTTGGTTTTATATGGCACGTTGACCATATAATACCTTTACAAGGTAAAAAAGTATCAGGGCTACATACAATATCTAATTTACAAGTTATCCCTGCTATAATAAATACTAGAAAATCTAACAAGTGGACATCCGCATGATAGTACAAGGCCAAACAACTAGCTTTAAAGAAGAGCTTTATAAAGGCGTGCATAATTTCACTACGGATACGTTTAAAATTGCTTTGTACACAGCTAACGCTACGCTGAATCAAGATACTATTGCGTATACTGCTACAGGTGAGATTTCAGGTGCGGGTTATACGGCTACAGGACAAACGCTTTTAAACCCTGTAGTTAGTTCAGCAAGTGGTGTTGCGTATATTAGCTTTGATAATATCTCGTGGACTTCAGCAAGTTTCACAGTACGTGGCGCGTTGATATATAATAGCTCTAAAGCTAATCGCTCTGTTGCTGTACTGGATTTTGGTAGCGATAAGGTAACAAATTCAACTTTTACAATAACTTTTCCAGCGAACACAAGCACTTCAGCTATTATTCGCTCATCCAACTAGGGGCATACAATGCAATCAGAAAAAATTAATCCTGTTGACGTTAGCGGCGCTGAGATTGCTCGCGCTGGTGATATGCAGGAACAAATCAAAGTTAAAGGTCACTACGATGTTATCTGCGTAGGTTCAGATGGTGCTACTAAATGGGTAGACGCAATTGAAAACTTAGTAGTAACTGTAGGTAAAAATGACTTATTAACGCAGTATTTTAAAGGTACCTCTTGGACTGCTGCTTGGTATATGGGTCTTGTTGATGGTGCATCAGCACCTACTTATGCAGCGGCAGATACGTTAGCCTCTCATGCTGGTTGGACTGAAAGCACAGCATACTCTGGTACTAATCGTATTACTGTTGGGTGGGGGACAGCGTCTGCTGGTTCACTTTCATCTACTTCAACAACATTCAGTATTAATGGTACAGCCACTATTGCCGGCGCTTTAATGTGTCAAACGCAAACACGCGCTACCACAACAGGTGTACTTTATTCAGCAGGTAGTTTTACTGGTGGTAACCGTAGTGTTGTTTCTGGTGACTCGTTGCTTGTCACATTCACCGCATCAGTTTAGGAGATTATCATGGCTGCAAGTTTTAAAGTAGGTCAAGAAGTTAAAGTAGTAAGCCCTGTACCACAAGGTGTTGTTAGCGCACTTAGTGTTAACCAAGAAGGCGACATTCAGTATTTAGTAGCTTGGACTGACGTAAACGATGCATCACAAGAACGCTGGTTCTCAGAAGACGATTTAGTCGAGGTATAGTATGGCTTTAGTAATAGCTGATAGAGTTAGAGAGACAACCACCACAACTGGTACAGGAGCTGTTACATTAGCAGGTGCGGTTACGGGCTGCCAAGCTTTCTCATCAGCTATTGGTAACGGTAATACAACATACTATACAATTGCCGACCAAGGTGGACCTAACTGGGAAGTAGGGCTTGGTACTTATACATCAGCGGGAAATACTCTAGCGCGAACAACGGTGTATTCATCTAGTAACTCAGGTAGTTTAGTTTCGTTCACTGCTGGAGCTAAAGATGTGTTTGTGACGCTTCCATCACAAGTGACGGTACCGATTGCAAGTCCTACATTTACAGGGACAACCACCATTGCAACAGTTAGTGCAATGACGTTAGGTGGTGATTTAACGGGCGGTGATTATTTACTGACTCGGACGATGTATAAAGATACTGGTTGGGTTTACTACAACAGTAGTACCACAGCGGCTTTAAATTTTACTAATGGTTCACAGCAACGCTGGGCACCAACGGCATCAAGTAGTCCTACACTAACAATTTCAAACTGGCCTCCATCGGGTAATTTAGGTGAGCTTTTAATTGAAGGGGTTAATTTAGGCGCAGCAGGTACTATTACATGGCCTACCATTAACTGGATTACGTCTACTGGTGCAACAACAACGACATTTGCTTCTAACGGTGTGACTTTGCGAACATCCGGTACAGACTGGTGCTTACTTTGGACTCGCGATGCGGGTACAACCATTTATGGGAAGTTTGTGCGATGAGTATGTTATCTAGGTTTGCAACACTTGGCGGAGGGGGAGACCCTTACTATAGCTATGTAACACTGTTAATGACGGGAACAACATTAACAACAGATAGTTCAACCCCTCAAAAAACGATAACCAACAGCGGTGTGACACTAAGTACAAGCTCTTATAAATTTGCTCCTAGTTCGTTAAATTTTAATGGCTCTAGTAGGATGAATGCAGGAACAAATGCTGGGTATGCTATGGGAACTGGAGATTTTACTATTGAAGCATGGATAAAAATAAATAACACTAGCGGCGAGAAATATATGACCGCACAGCAAGATTATGGTGCAAATTCTCTGACATTTTTAGTTATAGGTAATGTTATTAAATTGAGAGCATATGCATCTAATGACATTGTTGTGGGTACATTACCTATAACGGCTGGAGCGTGGACGTATGTAACAGTTACTCGCTCTGGGTCTACCAATCGTCTTTTTGTAAATGGTGTTGCGGATACGTCAGCTACTAACTCTCAAAATTGGAATCTAACAAAAATGTTTATTGGAGATAGTGGTAACGGGGATGCGTATTTTAATGGGGGTATTGAAGACTTACGGATAACAAAAGGTATCGCTAGATACACTGCTACATTTACGCCGCCTACTGCTCCACTACCGACTTACTAGGATAAAAACATGAAAATAGCCATAATTGAAAACAACCAAATCCTATCTCATGGTGAACATACAGAGGTGTTTCCTAATGTATCGTTTCCACTAGAAGGTCTTGACTTAATGTGGGCGCAAGAGCGCAATGCGTATCAGATACAGTCTGGTAAAGCGCATTCATCAACAGAAAAACTAACCTTTGTTGAGCCGTATATTGAGAATGGTGTAGTGTATGACGTGGTTGTTGAGAATAAAACACCAGTTGAACTTGATGCTGAAACAGCACAAAAAGCCAATGAAGTCCGCTATAAACGTAATGTACTCTTAACACAATCAGACTGGACACAATTAGCTGATGCACCTGTAGACAAGGTATCGTGGGCGGTTTATCGCCAAGCACTTAGAGATATTACCTTGCAAGCAGGGTTCCCTTTTACTGTAGACTTTCCAGTAGCACCGTAAGATTATGT